GTTACCTACCCGATCACGATGGTTATTCATGACCGACCGGTGCTGGGTTGAGCCACCAGCTCTGCCCCCAGCGTCGGAACGCATGCGATCATCGCGAGAACCACCCCAGTAGGGGGCACCTCCGCCTCTTACACTCATCCTCGGACGAGTCGGGCTCGGGACCTACCTTTCTACTTGCAAGGTAGGGGGTGATCTCGCTACGAATGCGCTTCGGCTTTATTTCGTAGTCTGGATTCCGTGCATGGCGCACTCCAGAGATCAACACAAAGTTCCAAACTGAGTCTCACGGCTGCAAACAAGGGGGTTAGCTCCCCCCGGCTACAGCCGCGATCATAGTCCGAAACCGGGTCGCTAACCCGCGTTGTAGGTCTCACTCTGGTGCAAACCACGCACCCACCAAGGGTGCCGAGGACGTACCAACGACAGGGAGATAGCCGGCCTTGTGAACAGGACGACGAACAGACTCATAGAGCCAGGTTCGAAGCCCAGACGCAAGGTCGACCGGAGTATCCGTCAAGTTTGGATATGGGACAAGGCCGTTAAGACGGCCAAGGACCTTATCCAGGTCAGACCTGATACTCCGTGGACTCAAGCGACGCTCCTTCAGGGAACTTGCTGAAACTAGGCGCGCCGCGGCCGAAACCGCGGACACCGTCCTTTCAATAAGCCCACTAATGGAGGGGTGACCGTCACTTGGGTCCAACTCCCCGTCGACCCGCAGTATTGAATCCGCTGCGGCTGCCCGCCAGAACTCCATCTCGGCTGGTGCCAAGACGGTTTCGAAGCGGTCAGACCACAGAGATTGTAAGGAGGACATATGGGAAGCCCCCCTGTCGCCTTGGGACATTGCACAACGCAGCGCTCTAACCCATTTGGGCCGAAGAGATGCGATAGCACTCAGTCCGTTGTCGACAGAAGGGAACCCCCCACCTCCGAACTCTCTCGGAAGAAACGGATTCAATCCATGTTGGCGCAAGAGTTCGATGTCACGGGCGTAGCGATCCAGGATGACTCCAAGGAGCCAGTCTGGTCGCCCGTGTGAATTCCACAGAGTCGATAAAGCCGGACCGTAAGCCCACGAGTGGACTACGGAACCGTCCCGTTCTACACGAGACGTTGGCTGAATCGATCTCACGGAAACAGTGGGAAGATGCGTAGGAGGGTTAGGTTTACACTTAACGACTTCCTCCACTAAGACCCCGTACGTAGTGGACAGCAAGTCCTTCCCGAAGGAAGGCGCGCCGCCCGTACGTACGAGATTCTTGGTGTACTGTTCGCTTATTACCCGGGGAGCAACCCCGAGCAAATCATCGCCAACAGTACGCACCTTTCCACGAATCGAACCCTTCCAGCCGCGAGGTTTTAACTCAGTCCAAGCCGACTCCCATAACCAGAGGTTATAAAGAGAAAGCAAGGGCCAGGTTATACCGGAACCCATAAGAATCGCGCTCGAGGTACGGACAACCCGTCCGTCTTCGAGGGTCATATCATGGGGTCCGGCCGCTAAGCGAAAGGCCTGCTTCAGGAAAGGGGACCACCCCAACCCGTCGCAGATACCATCGCAAAGCGAACTCGCGACCTCGTGAGGAATGAGATCAGAAGCCCGGCTCATATCGACGGAACGAACCCAAAGGTTGGGAACCGTTGACATGCGACTCAAACAGTCGAGCAATGGCGAATTGCTCTTCGGATCGAGTCGAGGGTCTTCTGACATCATACGAATCAGCGAGGAGTTCAGTACGGAGGCAGCATACGTCACACAAGCCGTAACAGGCGTAACGATGCGAACCTTCATACCGCGCTCTTCAACCGCTGCCTGACGACAGCGGGGAACTGACTCGGCCAGGATAACCAAATCTACGTCTAGCATCATCGACGCATAGACATAGAGGTGCTCGCGGAGGACTTCCCACTCTTGGAAA